GGGCTCGGAGATGTGTATAAGAGACAGGGCTTACGGTGTGGTCTTAGTACGTCAAGTACCCACGAAGGAGCAGATGCAACTTTTCCCTCGTTGTAATTAAGAAAGTGATAAAGTTGTTTTGTTTCTGGGTGAGGTGAGCCAGGGACAACACTTTGACAGGAATTGAAACGAAGAACTACTTCCTGATACTCCTCACCGTCTTCAACACAGACAGAACCACCTGCTCCTCTATTTGTATCTCCTTGACCTAAATGCCACTCACCAGTGTCGGTTCGGAGGATCAAGGTTTTTACATTCTCAAGTTCCGGCACCATGTTGCTGGGGACCTTATAGAGAATCTGTCGGCGACCCGGTTTTCCGGAGGTCCAAGAAATGGTTTTTTCTTCGCCATACGGCTCATACTCATGGCCAGCCGCTTCGCGATAGCGTTCATCAGCGTAGGGACCATCGATATCTAAAGCAATCAGACCACCCGAGAATGACCCAGTAACTACACCAAGACCTACGTAGTCTCTTCTTAGCTGATAAGCCGTCATGCACTCAATACGAGTGAGCGGCTTAGTTGTCCATTTTTTTACGTAGGTTTCTTTTCCTGCTACTGGTACGAACGCCCAAGTATCAGGAAAGACATCTCGTCTAAGAAGCTCAATAGCCTTCCCCTGAATAAGAAGAGAAGACTTGTCTTTTTCTGGATTTTTCATTAGGATGAACAGGAGAGAAATGCCGGAACGCCCCCTTGCCTTGTGCAGGGGGTTTTTTTTTGGGCCTTTTAAACGTAGCCAAACGGCTCAAAGGGAGCAACATGTGCAACTTATGTACACAAAACTAGGCATACCTGGCAATAAATCACAGATATAGTTGACAAGCGCAATTACTAGGTGTATAGTCGAGCTTAGGCCTGATAATTTCACGGCCTAAAACCCGTAGATCTATTTCTGCACACTCCTACAAATGAGCACTTTTCTTCCTAATTCAGTAATTGAGGAGATCTCTAAAGAAGCCTCAAGCGCCGGCCGGTACATCAATCCTTCAAAGCTCACCGGAGAAGTCCGCCTTCGCTTTCTTGGCATTGGTATTACTGGCTTTGAATCTTGGACAACGGATAACAAGCCTATTCGTTGGGAGACCAAGCCTGAGGAGCTTCCCGCAAACGTCCGTAAGCAAGAAGGATACCAGCCAATTAAGCGTTTCTTGGCTGGTGCGGTGTACGACTACGCTTCCGATGAATTCAAGATTCTGCAGATTACCCAGAGGACTCTGATGGATCAGCTGTTTAAGTACATGTCTGATGAAGATTACGGAGATCCCACTGGCTATGACATCAAGATTGGTAAAACAGGTGAGGGTAAAGAGACTAAGTACACACTTGTTCCTTCACCCCCTAAGCCCTTAAAGTCTTCTGTCTTAGAGCGCTTTGATGAGACCCCCTGTGACTTGAGTCAACTGTTTGAGGGAGGTGACCCATTCGCCGAACCTTCCGCTTAATTTTTTGACATGGGGAGCTTATAGCTCCCTTTTATTATTTTTGATCTCATGGACACAACAAAACTACTTGGCCGTAACATCCGTTTTCATCTGTTTCGCACAGAGTTAACACTAAAGGATGCAGCAGAAAACGTAGGGATCTCTGCTTATTCCTTAGGACGTGTAGCTAGTGGTAAGACTAAGTTGGTTGACCCCAACCTACTTACAGACCTAATGCAGATCTTTAATTGCGACGCCAATGCGCTTTTAATGCCGATCGAAGGTGTGCCGTACAACGATGGGAGTCAGTCAGAGTGAAAATCCAAGGTTTACCTAAATACGAACCAGTACGCGCACAGGTTAACGGTGAGCGTAGTTATGCAACTCCTATTGGTGAGTGCCGCTCAGTAACAACGATCCTTAGTGCTACTAGAGACGCTACTAGTCTTCAGTTGTGGCGTGAGTCTATTGGAGAGGAAAAGGCCGACTTTATCTGTAAGCTTGCGAGTTTTCGAGGAAACCGGCATCACGATGCTATTGAGCGTTATTTGCTAGATGGCACCGAGCCGACCTTTGACTTTCTCAATACGCCTTATTGGAACAGTAGTCGTAGATTTCTGGATCGGATACGCAAAACACTTGTAACCGAAGGCGCGGTTTATCACCCTCTCCGTTATGCCGGAGCTTTTGACTGCATCGCTTATTTAGACGATGACACCGATCAACCATCTCTGCTGGACTGGAAAACCGCCGATCGGATCCGTAACCCCGCAAAGATGTACGAATATTCGCTGCAAGTAGCGGCGTACGTCGCTGCCGCTAATTACGTCTATAAGCCTCAAGGTCTAGACATAAGCCGCGCGCTCATTGTTGTTGCCATACCTGATGAAACCCCGCAGATAGAGGAACTAAACGTTAAAGCACTTAAGCAGTACATGCTTCACTTTGAAGCTCGAGTAAAAAGATTTACACGAGCGCGCGCATGACTTACATAAGCCCTATTCAAACCTACTTATCTAAGACACTACACGGAGCTCTTATGGAAGCTTACGGGCAGCTTCATGACGTACCTATAACAGAGCTGTTAGACCCTGAAAACCCCGCTGCAGTAGTAGCGGACAATGTGTTAAAAAACACTTTAGGTGTTGATTACGATGAATTAGCTTTTTACGCTTTGTCTGCTGTCTGCGAATTGCTGACTAATACCGAGGTCGCTGAGGCTCATGTAAATGGCGTAGCAAACACGCTTTGGGCTTCATTGGGTAACCCTGAAACAGGAGGTTACGATCCTCCTAAAATTTATAAAGATACCGCGTACACAATATACATAATGTTTGTAGTTATCCTAAACCCCACCTTTAAACCTTCTAAATCTGACTAATTATGCTAATCGGAATCTACTCTTCAACATCGTCGTGTGGCAAAACCACTATCGCTAAGTACCTAGAAGATAAGCATGGTTTTGTCCGTCTCAGCTTTGCTACTCCACTAAAAAATATGGTAGGTGTGCTCCTAAAAAATCTCGGGTACACCGAAGAACTAGCCGCCCTGGCCCTGCTTAATAAAGAGCACCCAATTTCCGAGGTTGACTCTCGCGTTGATGTACGTCACTTATTACGCACCCTTGGGACTGAGTGGGGCAGAGACTGCGTGCATCCAGAGCTGTGGCTCAATTGTTGGATTCACAGCTATACACAATTAAAAAAACAAGGTGCCGAAAATGTAGTCGTAGATGATTTACGTTTTTACAATGAAGCCCAGTTAGTAGATAGATGCGGCGGTCAATTGTGGAAGGTCCATCGCCTCGCTCCCACCAAACAGAATAAAAACCACCATCGTTCCGAGGGCGGCTTAGATCATTTACCTTATAAAACTGAACTCTATCCTTCTAACAACAAGTTATGCTTCGATAAAATCATATCTAACGTTGGATCTCTAGAGGATTTGCATAAACAAATAAATACCTCTATTATTGAGATAAATAACGCAGCTCAGAACAAAACCCACTGAGCAGATTATGGCTTCCGATCTGGACACGTACCTGCAAAGTATCGGGCGCTTCCCTGTGCTTACCAAGGAAGCTCAGTTGCGCCACTGCCGTCGTATTCGCGAATATGTTGATTGGCCGGGTGGTAGAGCGCAAGCACCCGCCCGTGTCCAGTACCTTGGTCAACGGTCTATTCGTTTAATGACAGAGACTAATGCTCGATTGGTAGTAAGCATAGCTAAAAAATATACAAACAGAGGATTAGATCTAAATGACTTAATTCAAGAGGGTAACTTAGGATTACTACGAAGCCTAGAACTGTTTGACCCAGCACGCGGTTATAGCTTTAGTACTTACAGTTATTGGTGGATCCGCCAGTCTATATCTAGAGCTATTTATAATACTCGCAGGACCATCCGTTTACCTATAAACATGCAAGATTTAATTCTTAAAATACGTCGTAGCATAACTAATCATATTTCAGCGACAGGGAGGCAACCGACAATTCATGAAATAGCAGAAGACACGGGCTTTAGTCCTTCTCGTATTAGTGACGCACTAGATAGTGCTGCTATTTCGGAGTGTTCTTCACTTGACGCAGTATCCCGAATAAGTGGAAATAGCTTGGACGAAGTCTTAACAGCCGCCAACCCAACCGACTTTGAATCCCCCGAGCGCACAAGCTTAATTAAAGAGCGTGAAGATATGTTAGAGCTTGCGCTTAATACCCTCGAACCGTTAGAGAGAAGGCTAGTTACTTCTTTTTTCTACAATAGAAAGACTCTAAAAGAATTAGCAGTAGAATTGGGTATAACTAGACATAAGGCGTCTGTAATTTATCACAAAGCGCTCGGTAAATTAAGATTAAAACTTAACTGGAATGCCGAACTATTAGAAGACTAAATCGTACATACATATACATTTTTTCTAGCCCAGGTACGTATATGTACAGGTGTACCCCCTTCGGGTTTTCACTGGGTCTGATCTCAGCCTGAGACTCACAGAGACTCACCACCCCTTCATGCGTCTCATGAGACTCATCCAATACGCTTGACGCTAGGCTGAGGCCATGCAATACTGGGTTAGGCACACCCGCGCGCGTGCGGTTCCTTTCTACTCCGAGAGGTTCCCTAGCGTGCCAGTGAGTCTCAATAGACTCAACGGATTTCCCGTTGATTGGTTGACGGTTCGCCGGATCCCATGCCATCATTGATTCAGCCGAGAGGTTCAGGCCATGCGACGCTTTGACGTCCCGCCAAACAATCTCGGCCAATCGGTTGACAATCCAGCCAACCGGTGCAACACTACATTTAACTCAGGAGGATTCCAGCCCATGCATTAAGAAAAACGCGCTGTCAGTGAAGCGCGACCCCTGCCCGGGGGATCCGGGAGCTATAGCTTTGAGTTCCTACAGGACGGCCCTACCCCTGGTAACGCGGGGCGGCTCCCGGACCTGTGCGATCAAACTCGAAAGTTGCGAGTGGTGCCTGTGCAGTGCTCGTGCTGAGTAGCGTGCCGGTTAGTAGCCGGCTAGTGAAAGCGCCAATAACCGCGTCCCGTAACGACTGGGCGTAACGCGGTGAGGTGATGAGTAGCGAAAGTGAAAGGCACGAGAAAGCGGCAGGACGTCCCCGAGAGGGGAGGCCAACCAAGGTTGGTGATTCGGACGCAACGGTCGGCTCAAGGTGTCAATAACCGGGGAGGGTGATAGCTCCCCTTG